ACCAACAAACTTAGTGTTTGTAGGTGCTTCGAATGTACCTTCTGTTGTACGAGCAAATGCGCTTGTAGTAGCAGATTGTAGGATTGTCAATGCTGTTGGACCAACAACTGCCCAGTTACCAGCACCACGACGTGTGCGCTGGGCGATACGGTTAGCAACACGGTTGATTTGAACAGCTAAAGCAGCATGCTCATCACCAACGAATGTAGCAGTACCAGATACAGCAGCTTGGTTATAAGCTTCTGTGTTCTGTGAACCGGCTAGTGTTGTTAGAGATGCAATGATCTCTTGATCAATCTCAGCTGTGATCTCTTGTGCAAGAGCAGCCATGATTTCTGCTTCGATGTCAATGCCTTGTTGGGCTTGTGCATCTTGAGCAGCTTCGAATGTCCAGCGAGCTGACAACTTACGTGTCTTAGCTTCAACTGTTTGCTTCAAGATTTGAATGCTTAAACGCTTACCAGCAGCACCTTCTAAGGATGCAGTAGAAGCAGCAGTTACTTTAGAGCCATCATTAGATGAATAGCCTTCAGCAATCTTGAATGGGCTTAGTGCCTCTTCACCAGCAGTAGCACCATATGTTCCAGAAACGCTATCTGAATAACGAACTCTTAGAGTATGGATTTGACCAACTGGACCAGTCATTGGTTGTACACCTACCAACTCGTTAGCGATAACTGTTGGCATTACGCGACGAATCACTGGAAGGATCACGCGGTTTAATGTTGCGACGTTGCCGGCAGAAGTAGCACCTGTGCTAGCACTCTCAGCTAGATACTTACGTGTGTTCTCTAGTGTAGATGCCATTACAGATCTCTTAGTGCCTTGAAGGCCTTCAAGAAGTGCTTCTTTTGTTTCTGCCCAACGGCCTGTTAGTAGTTCTGACATTTATTTTCTCCTAATTAATGTTTAATTCCAGCTAGACGACGCATATTAAAAATATTGTGATCGTGTTCGCTGCTACTGACGCTGTGGGTTTCTTTGTTGCCTGTTACTTCTTTTGCCTCTACTAGTGCCTTCTTCTTTTGTGGAGCTTCGCCAGCAATAACTGCCGGTAGGTACTTGTCAAAACTACTGCGTAGTTTGCCAGTTTGTACACTCTCAAGTAATTCGCTCATAATAGCCTTTTGCTGTGAAGCCAAAGGTCCTACTAGTTCTGCCATTATTTCTTGACGTTGTTTGCTCTCCATTAGAGCTTTAACTTCTGCTTCTTTGCTTTCTAAGATCTGGGTTGCTTGTGCTACAGCGTGATGAGCCTCTACAACTTCTAAATCTTTTTTGTCTATGACTTTGAGCAATTTAGCTGTTTCTGATTTTTCGTTTAGGTAACTATTTTGATATTCGCTAGCATAAGCTTCGAATAATTTACGACCAAAATCGTTACGACGAGCTGCTTCGATGTCTTCTTTCAATTGACCAATCTCTTTTGACAGAGTCTTTTCAACTGTATTCTCGACCAACGTAGCTGCACGTTTAATGAATTGTTCCTTCATGGCTGCCAAAGCCTGACGGCCTTCGCGTACCAAACGTACTTTCATTTCTGCAATGTCTTGCTTGTCTGTATGGAACTCTGCGATTTCCTGAGCAAGAGCTTCAACTACAAACTTCTCAAGTGTATGAAACTTAGAAGCCATTTGTACTTGATCTTCATGTAATTCTTTAACTTCGCTAGCTAATTGACGAGTTACAAACTCTTTCATTACCTGTGCATCGTGTTGCATTTTTACTGCATAACGTGCCTTAGCTTCTGCTAATTGATTACGATCTTCTACAAACTGTTGAATTTCCTCTTTTAATTGATCGCCTAACATGCGATCAATTGCTTCAACCATAACCTGACGGTCATGTTCGTAGCGTTGAGCAAATTCTTCACGTAGCTGTTGAGTTACTTGTGTACGGTTCTCGACGATGCGAGCTTCCCAAGCAGCCTCAATAGACTCTTTGATCTCTTCTGAAACCACGTTGTTTTCAAACAAATTCTTTAGTGCGTCCAACATGTGATTCTCCTCTTTATTGGAGTTTGCTTATTATACCTAATAAGCTCTCTTTGAGATATTTTTGTGCTTTAGGGTCACCTTTAACCTCTTGCGCTATGCGTAAGCTGTTATAACCACCGCGACTATTCATCAGGTGTTCATAAATTGGTGTAGGGTATGCGCCAGGGGCACTAGGTTGAGCTACCACATCAACTGTGATAATCTCAAAATCTGATACTTCACCGGAACTGCCATCACTGACATTCCCGGATCCGCGGCTTGATACTCCTAACTTCACTCCACTTTCTAACATAGTTTTCACTAGTTGTCCCATGGGTGTTGCTAAGATTTTTAATTTTCCATAACCGTCTGCGCCATCCATCCACATTTCTGTAATCATATGGCTCACACGGTCAAGGTTGATTCTTAAGTCATCTGGATGATCTACTTCGCCAAGTACTGAGTACCCACCTGCAATTTGATCGTTCAGGGTTTTGACAGCCCTGGCAATCTCTCTTCCAGGATAAACACGCTGATTCTGATTCCTCTTGTCGCCTTGAATGAAAATTCCCTTCATGTAAAGGTTCTTTCCATTCTCGCCATCGGATTCAACGACCACTCTTGCTTGGTCGAAACTCAGGTTTTCTCGAAGATAGTTCATCGTCTTCTACTTACTTTGCTCTTTTAGGAGCGCCATTTAACGGGCTATCAGCACCTCTGTCGCCATTGTCGCCAGTTGCTTTTTTCTCAGCGCCGTGTCCAGGTTCTTTCTTTTTAAACGCTGTCTTGCCTGCGTTGCCGCCTGGGACATTAACGTTACCAAAGTTTTCTTCTTTAGTTGATGGATTTAACAAACCGCCTTTTGTGCCGCCTGTTGTGCTTTCTCCACCTTTTACGATATTAGCAGTTGTACCGCCCATATTGTTTGATTTTGCCATTACTGACTTGGTGTTTGCACCGTTGTCGCCACCTTTTGGTGTGCTGACTTTTTCAATGTATTCACGCATGAAGCTGTCTTCTGGCATTTTTTCCATGTCGTCCATTCCGCCCATGTCGTCATCACCCATGTCGTCCATTCCGCCCATGTCGCCGCCTTCTTCGTCACCCATTAATGCTTCAAATTCAGCACGTAGGTCGTCAAGTGCATCTTCAAGGTCAACTACGCGATCTTCAATATCGCCTTCGCCGCCCATGCCTTCTTCGTCACCTTCGTCGCCGCCTTCTGCGTCGATGTCATCTACAAAGTCGTCACCGGCGTCGCCACCAATGTCACCTGTATCTTCTTCATCACCAGCTTCGGCAAACCCAAAACTTTCTTCCATGTCTTCGTCGTCTTTGTCTTCAGCTTCTTCTACAGCTTCATCATCTTCAGTTTCTTCTTCCTCTGTTTGGAAGTCGTCTGCTAAGATGTTTTCGTAGATTTCGCGGGATTTCTCAACTACTAGTTGATGGAAAAGCTCTTTGGCTTTGTCACTTTCTTCATTAACAAGATGCTCTAGCATCTGCTCGAACTTTGATCGATCAGTCATGTTTATCTCCTATGTTGTATTGCAAGGCTGTCAAATATATTTACACTTAATTGTAATAAATGGGGTATAATGGTGGAATTTTTACATATTTTAGAAAAAAATTTCTAAAAAATTGTATTTTTAATGTCAGGCAGGTGGAGCTGCCGGAGTCATGTACATTGATTGGACGAGTTCTAATTCTTTTTCTTGTTCTAGAATATGGCTCTCTGATGCTTTTCTAAGTTCATTTATTTGACGTAGAGTCAGTCTAGTCTTACGTGTGTCTTTACGTTTTAAGCTAGATGTATCGTGACCTGGCGAGTATTGCAAGTTGTTAGATATTGACTTCATATCTTTGTCAGCGTAAAATAATTCTCTAAGTATCATAATAATATTTATGCTGCAGGAGGTGCAGCCGCTGGCACTGGAGTTGCTGCACCTGGAACTGCTGCTTCACCTGGTGCTGCTCCAGCTTCTGGCGGTGCAGTATCATCTGCTAGGTCACCTAAATCACTTTCAATACCTGCTGAACTAATGCCGGCACCACGAAGCTCACCTGAGCTGTCAGTAGGAATAGCACTGCCTTTGCCGTTCTCTTCAGCCCACATTTTTTCATTTTCGGCCATCTCTTCATCACTCATACCTAAGAATCTTTTCATAGCAAATCGTTTGCTCATAAACGGAATCTGACTCATGGTCTGAAACTGTGGTACACGCTGTCCATCTAGTTCTGCTTGACGGTATGTGGCAAAGTTTTGCGGAGGTTGGAACTGAACTTCAAATAAACTTGAGTCAATATTAACACCACGCTCATACAAATATAACTTAAACTCTTGATCTATAACGTCTTGCATTAGACTTTGCAGGCGTTGGCAGTAGTTATTAAAACGTAGTTCTTGAATATATGCTGTGCCAACTCGCCCATCGTTATACTGCGCTTGGCTATCATCTGCACCAGTAGGCAGGTAGCTTGACGGAATTCTTAAACCACGGAATAACTTGTTGGTAAAATAGCGTAGATCGTCAATTTCACCTAGGTTAGTACC